GCACCAATCTGTTTGGGGCGGATGGCATTTACCGGTACCACGTCTCGAACCTGTGTGTGCTTTCGGGTGGCCATTGGGGCCACGCTGCTCTGGCGGGTGTTTGGATGGCGGCTTTGAACCTCTCTCGGTCTGGCTCGCACGATGCCGTAGGCCTTCGGGCGGCCTGTTACTTTGTGTGAGCGAGCGGTAGCGAGCGGCCATGAGTGTGCATAGCGAAGCAGCGTTATATCGGAAATTCACGGAGTTTATCAAGCTCCTGAATATCTATCTCAACCATTTTCCACGGCATGAGAAATATGCTCTTGCCAACCTGGTGCGCAATACCGCGTATGAAATTTACGACTACATCACGGAGGGCCAGAAGCGTTACCACAAGAAAACAACATTAACGAGCCTGGATATCGCGCATGAGCGTCTACGCATGCAGCTTTATCTGGCAAACGAGCTGGGGTATTTCCAGTTCAAGGACGGCGCAAAAAGCGAAGAGTGCCCGGTCAAACTTTCCCAGCAGCGATACACCACCATAAGCGCAATGGTGGATGAACTGGGACGGATGATAGGCGGTTGGGTAAATAAAGATCGAGAAAGGGGCGGCGCCTTAACATGACGAACGGTGTGATTTCGAGTGGCAATTGGAACAACGCTGCTATGGCGGGTGTTTGGATAGCGAATTTGAACAACTATCGGTCTAACTCGAACGATAACGTAGGCCTTCGGGCGGACTGCGGCTTCCCCTCATATTCCGCGAGGAAACAGTGGAGCCACAGGGATGCGCTGTCCCGCGTAACGCGAAATGTGTTGATCCCTCTCTTCTTGGTAGGGAAACCGAAAACCAGAGAGGCGTATTCATGAGGCGAATAGGTAATTTATTCAACGTGGCATTCAGCCGGGATAGCCTGTACCAGGCATACTTGCAAGCTCGAAAAGGCAAACGCGGCAAGCGGGCCTGCTTTGAATTTGAAAAGGCGCTGGGCACGAATCTGGAAGCCCTGTACCAGGAGCTGCACACTGGCGCATACCTGCCTCGCCCGTACTTCAAGTTCGAGGTGTACGAGCCCAAGAGGCGGGTCATATACGCCCCGGCTTTCCGAGACTGTGTGGTGCAGCATGCCATCTATCAGGTAGTCGCTCCGATCTTTGACCGGGGATTTATCCATACCTCTTTCGCCTGCCGGAAAGGAAAGGGGACACATAAGGCCAGCGTCTATGCACAAAGCGCATTACGGGCCAATGGTGACAAGAGCTATTTCCTTCAGCTCGATATCCGTAAATTCTTCTACCGGATTAACCGGGTGATCTTGCAAAAGCTCATCGAGCGCAAGATCAAGGATAGCCGGATGGTTGAGGCGATGATGCTCTTTGCTAAATACGAATCGCCCATAGGCATTCCCATAGGCAACCTGTTGAGTCAGCTTTACGCCTTGATATATCTGAACCCGCTGGATCAGTTCATCAAACGCGAGTTGAAAGTGAAATGGTATACCCGCTACGTTGATGATTTCGTGCTTTTCGGTTTAACACGCGAGCTGTGTCTGGAGTACCGCCATAGGATAATAGCTTTTATCCGGGAGACTCTTTTCTTGGAGCTTTCAAAATCTACTATTCAAAAGATATCCCACGGCATCAACTTTGTTGGCTACCGCACTTGGAAGTCGTACCGCCTTATAAGAAAATTTAGTCTCTATAAATTTCGGAAATGTTTGCGCAAGAATAATACCCAAGCAGTGATTTCTTTACTGGCTCATGCCAGGCGTACCCGGTCGCTCAATCATCTGTTAACCATAGCAAAGGAGTTGAATCATGGTCTCTATTTACAGTTACCAAAAAAGTGTAGATGCCTTTACCACGCATCGGCTTAACGAGCCCCGCGACGCCAATGGGGCTTCGGTCGCCATCGAGCTTTGCGAGATTGACGGCGTAACCTATGTGTCCGTGCCGAGCGAGAGTGTTCTGCCGGAGCAGCCTGCGGAGATTACCGTTGTCGCCGTGGCCCTCACCGATGCCCTGCGGGACCAAATCAAAGCGGCCTCCCCGCATGTCAGTCTGATAAACCAGCGAGTGGTGGAGCAGATCAGGGAGAAATACAGCGCGGACGATGAGATAAAGATCCTGAGTCTTCCGCTGTCTGCGGAAAGCGCAGAGTACAACGCCTACGTCAGATCGTGCAGGGAATGGGGCGCAGCGGAGAAAGCAAAGCTTGGCCTGGCACCCACGCAGGCCGAGACAATCGCCAACAGTGTCATGCAAATTGACGCAGACACAGATGCCATTTACGGCACCATGCTCGGCAACCGGGCGCAGGAATACACCCTGGCTGAAACAGATGCTACGGCATACAAGGACGCAGGATACGCAGGAGCTGTCCCGGCCAGTGTTCAGTGCTGGGCAACAGCAAAGGGTTGGACGGTAACGCAGGCGGCGGACGATATTCTTGCCACGGCTACGGCTTGGAGATTGGCGCAGGCCTCTATCAGGGCACAGCGACTGGCCTCTAAAGAGGCAGTTCGGGCCGCGGTTGATGCCGCCGGAGTGAACACGGCTATGACTACCTGGGCGGTATTTGTTACCGCTATCCGGGGCCAGTTGGGAATTTAACCTGATACGAGGGGGCTTGTATGGGTTTCAGGGCGGCGTTTTATAGGGGGACCAGGCCAGGTGTTGCGGGGGTATATAGCCGTGGGGTGCGGCTGGTAGACCGAGGACCGTACAGCCATTGCGAGTTGATATTCTCGGACGGAATGGCGGCCTCGGCATCCTGGATGGACGGAGGGGTGCGGTTCAAGCGGATTGACTTCGACCCGGAGCATTGGGATTTTATCGATATTCCCCAGGAGAAAGAAGCCCTGGCCCGGCAGTGGTTCGAGAAGCACAAGGGTGAGAAATACGACCTGGCCGGGAATATCCACTTCGTCCTTGGGCCGGTTCCCGATGCAAAGAGCAAATGGTTTTGCAGTGAAGCAGCCATGGCCGCCCTTGGGTTCACAGACCCTTGGCGATACGGGCCGAACGGATCGGCAAATATTTTACGGGATATGAAAGACAATGGACAAGCCTGTTGATGTATCAGCCCTGAGTTCCTTATGGTCCATCCTGGTGTCGCTGATCGTGGCCCTGGTGGCTCTAGGTGGGTTTCGTGCCAAGGTGGCGACCAAAGGAGACCTTGAAAAATCAGAAAAGGACATGCTGAAGCGCCTTTATGACAAGGACGGCATTACCATCTTTCAGCCCCGAGCCGAGTGTGAGAAGAACCAGGCATCTTGTAGCAGGGCTATTTGCTCAAAGCTCGATGAGATGCGGGCGGACACTCAGCGCAGGCATGAGGAGGATCTTGCCGCACAACGCGAGCATTTACGGCTGCACGGAGACCTGGCCGAGTTTGTGGGGGCGGTCAAACAGTTCATGCAGCATCACAACAAAGAGGGTTGACCTGTGCCCCCTTCCCCTTTCGATCAGCTCCGGGAGGCCGCGTTCCATTCTATGGCCGATCTTCGCGCAGCGGGCAAGGTCATGAGGCGAGGCAGGGTGATCAAGGCGGTGCGTCTGTGCCTGCGGGCCAGGCTGCGACTAGAAAATGTTTTACGGGTGGATACCCGAAAGGAGGCCGGTAATGAGCCTAGTTGATGAGCAGGATTCTTTTCTGGATGATGTGTCGATGCTTCTACGCAAGGCGAAGGAGCTTGGGTTCAAAAGAACCGCGGGGGAGTTGTTCCGCAGCGAGGAACAGCAGGCGATCTATGTCAAACAGGGAAAGTCTAAAGTGTCCCATTCCCGCCATCAGGACAAGCTGGCAATCGATCTGAATTTCTTTAAAGACGGGGTATATCTGCCGAGCCTTGGAGCAGTTAAAGCCCGAGACATACTGCGCCCCCTCGGTGAGTGGTGGGAGTCAATCAATCCCAAGAACGTATGGGGCGGGAACTTCGACCGCGACTGGACGAAAGAAGACAACTTCAAGGATGTTCCGCATTTCGAGAGGAGACCTTAGCGATGGAATGGAAAACAGTTGGCGAAGCTGTAAAGAAATACGCCCCGATGCTGGGTACCCTGGTAGCCGGTCCTGCCGGAGGCGCTGCGGGCGGAGCGGTAGCATTGCTCCTCGGGGCTCTCGGGCTTGAGGGAGACGCGACACCCGATGCCGCAATGGCCGCGATCCAGGCTGACCCGGCAATGGCTCTCAAGCTGAGAGAGCTTGAAATGAAGCACCAGGAAACTCTGACCGGGTTGGTGCTGCAAGCAGAACAGGCGCATCTTGCGGACAGGCAAAGCGCCAGGGATAGAGAGATTGAGATTACCAAGGCCACGGGGAAACGTGACCTGAACCTCTACATCCTGGCGTGGGTGGTGGTGGGCGGCTTCTTTATTCTCACCGGACTGATGATGAGTCTCACCATCCCTGAGCCGAATGTTGGCCCTGCAAATATCCTTTTCGGAGCCCTGGTTGCGGGATTTACTGGCGTTCTGGCGTACTTCTTTGGGTCGAGCCAATCAAGCGACATGAAAACCAAGATGCTCAACAATCAGAAATAGGGTACTCAGGAGAGAAGCGGAGATCCTGCTCATATGAACTGCTCGACTATCCTCATCTCCGTCTGCGGCGAGTGCAAAAAGGCCTATGGGGTGAAGGACGCGCGGGGGGCGAAAGGTGGGGAGAGTCATGGCCTGTGTGCTTCGGGACGGCCATGCAGAGGGTAGAGAGGAAAAGGGCGGAACGTCTTGCGGACGCCCGCCCTTCTTGTTGAATTATCGGCTTGTCAGGTGGTACTGCTTGCAGGTCGGGCACTTATAAGCTGACAAATGTACCGGCGCCTTCTTGCCAAGCCCATCGAGAAAGTGCAAGGTCATGTTCGCCCTCGTCAGCGCCAGCTTACGGGAGCGGTACCCGACTTTGTGGGATGGGCAAGTCCTCTTTTCCGATTCGTGTTCGATCTCTTCATGCGGCCGTTTAGTCTTCGACATCCTCTTCCTCCAGCATTATCAACGCCGTGAGGATGCGCTGCGCTTTCCGCAGGTCTTTACTCCCCCCGCTACCGTCCCGCCAAGAGAGAAGGCTATCCGCGATCTCGTCAGCGAGGGCCAGGAGAGAGGCGGGTCTCTTTGGCGGTTCTTCCGGGTCGTGGCTCATTATAACCGCCAGGGGTGTGACGAAGGGACCACCAGAAAAGAATAAAGGTTCCCCCGACACTCTAGGGGCGCTTTCCTCCTCTCCCCCAACAACCTTTTTCGCCACCCACTTGTCGCCGCCCCGGCACACCGCGCAGGGGTACATCCCTCCGGTCTTCTCCTCGTTGACGCATGTTTCGCACGGCTTTCCTTGATTCTTGTCCATCACTTCCTCCTTTTCATAGCCTCAAGTAATAAGTCCTGAACTTCCCGCTTTGTCTCGTGTCGAGCGAGGACCAGCTCATCCACGGTGCTACGGGCCAGGATGTTGTAGATATAGACAGGGCGTTTGTGCCCAGCCTGGAATTGCCGTACGGGGCCAACCCGGCCGATGATCTGGTCGCGTTGGTCGAGATCCCACCAATGCCCAAAGAAAGCGATCCGGTGGCAATGCTCTTGCAGACCGTCGGTGCCGTGGCCCATGCTGGCGGGGTGGCCGAAGCCGATCTCATACTTCCCGGTCTTGAACTTCTTCATTTGCACCGGGTCGGATAGGACCAACCCTTTCGGGAAGGCCTTGCGGAGCCTGGCCAGATCGCTCTTGAAATGGTAAGCCACCAGCACCGGGGAACCCCCGGCCTCCTCGATGATAGACTCAAGCGCCTGGAGCTTCAAGTCGTGCACCTCTTTCCAATCCTTCGGGCCTTTCTGCTCACCCCCATCGAGCGGGTCCACATAGATCGCGCCGTTTGCAATCTGGAGGCACTTCTGTGTTCTGGCCGCCGCGTTGAAGGCCTCGGCGGAACGGTCCTCGATCTGGGTGAACATATCTTTTTCCATTTCCCGGTACTTGATCCGGACCTTTGGCGGGAGATCGATGTACCGGTTCACCTGAATCGGCGCGGTGAGGTCGAACCAATCGGCGGCGTCGATCCGTAGGCAGATGTCGGAGAGCGCCCCTTGTATCTGCTCTTGCGCGAAGGGCAGGGCGGTGGAGCCGTAGCCGTCATAGTCCTTCTGGAACCACCGATCCCGGAAAGCGGTGTAGGTGCGGCCGAGCCGATGGCCGGCGTCGAGGAACCAGCATGACCCCCAGAGGTCGCCGAGACCGTTGGGGCAGGGCGCACCGGTCAAGTGGATCATCCGTGTGATCTTCGTATGCGCCACCTTGGCCAGTGCCGCCGTGCGCTTGCCCCCCTGCCGCAGCCGGAAGGACTTGAGACGCCTACTTTCGTCGATAACGACCGTGCGGAAGGGCCACCGGTCCCCAAAGTGCTTGATCAGCCACACGAGGTTTTCGTAGTTGATGGTGTAGATGTTCGCCGGTCGGCGGAGGGCAGCGAGACGATCCGGCTCTTTACCCAGCACTGGCGAGATTGTGAGGTCGCGCAGATGTTCCCACTTGCGCACCTCATCCGGCCATGTGTCCCGCGCGACGATCAGCGGGGCGACGATCAGGACCGGGGCGTCTTCCCCGGCCAGGAGCAGGGCGTCAAGCGCCGTGAGCGTGGCGAGGCTCTTGCCTGTGCCCATGTCGGCGAAGATCGCGCAGCGCATGACCTTGAGGATGTGGGAGATAATGAGCCCCTGATACTCACGGAACTCTGCTTTTTTCCTCATCCCGCCCCCAGCAAGTTATCAACGCCCTCGAAAGAGTCGATCACCTCAACCCGCTGCCCCAGCGCCTGCATCCGCTTGTGTTCGCGGAGCTGATGCGGCTCGGCTTTCTTGCCGGGGGCTTTGAGTTCGACCCAGATCGTGCGCCCTGCGGTGACGTGGTCCCTTCCGCGTTTCAGCATAAAGACGCCTGGCAGCATCACCAACCTATCCGGCGCACCCCGCCGCCCGATCCACTCTACTTTGCGGACCTCCCCGCCGAGGGCCTTGACCTTCTCGCACAGATACCGCTCGATGTCGCGCTCTCTCATATCGTCACCCACGCCGCAGCGATGAGGACCGCCACCACAATCGCGGCCAGGATAAGGCGCTTCGTGTTGCGGCTCCGGTGTATCTGCGCATAATAAGACGCCTGTTGGTCGCGCCAGGTCCAGAAGATAACCTCATCACACCTGGGCCAGCGAGCAACGTGGATGGTGTTGATCTCCGGGTGGCGAAACTTCCGCCTGTTGTTGTGCTCCCATTCAGAATGTTCCCCGCCGCATATAAGACAAGCCATATCCTACTCCTCTTCACATTTTGCGAGGCATTATAAAAGCCTCATATAACCCCAAGCTATCCGCCAAACACACCGGGGATAACGATCCCCCCACGCTGAACACTTCATTTGCGTATTGCAAGGCCTGCTTTACATACCCGTAGTCGAGTGTCACCTCTTTGTCCATGGCGCGAATCACCGCCGAATAAGGCCCGCACTCGCCCCCAGAATCAAAATTAGAAAAATAATGAGTCTCGCGCTTCGCTAGATCGCAGGCGTCCACGACAGACTGATAATTAGGAAAATCTTGCGCCGGCATACCCAGAAGACTGACCGACGACCTCGTGTTTCTCTCCACTTTGTAAAAGCCCGGTTCGAGAGTGTGTGGCACGTTGGCGACATGCAGCCGATGGCCATCCGCCGCAACGATCCTACCGGGTTCGGCTTTGATGTAGGCCAAACAAAAACCACCGCTCACTTCCTTTTCGGGAAGCGTTGCGAAAGCGCAGAATTTTATTGCGTCAAATTCCATGTTCGCCTCTGTCATTTCTCGGTGCATATCCTACTCCTCCCTGATTGCTACGAGGAATCCTTCGATCAGATCCTCGTCGTCCTTGTAGACCTTCTGGTATCGCTGATCAGACTCACAATCGTTGCACTCGTAGCACAACTCGACGCACTCGATCCCGCGCAGGTGGTCGAGGAATTGCTGCAAGAGTTCTTCTTTGTCTAGGGTCTACTCCTTGTTGTTTTTTGTGTTGTAGCGAAAGCTAAAAGGAATGTCAAGCACTATTCTTTGCGGTATCTGTAACTTTCAAAACCGGCCGCGGCCAGGGGCAAGCCCTCGGCCCAAGTCGGCACGGCGGCCATGATCTCCGAAAGGTGCTCGGCGTTGAACTCCGGCGAGTCCGGGGTCTCGGTGATCAGCTCGTCGTGGACCGTGAGCAGGATCTCATAGCCGTGGTCCTCGGCGGGTTGCATATTGTAGGCCATCACGTCACGGCTGGCGGCCTGGGTGCAGTTATGCACAATAAGCGGCTGGCCTTCTCTGTCCGCTACAACGAACTGGTGCCTTGGCCCGCAATCAAGGAGATCGTAGACCCGTCTCGTATGCTGCCCCTCGGGGCTGTCAGGGCTACCGGCAGGGGCCACCCCGCATCCAAGCGGTAGGCGAGGGTGCTCCGCCCTACCTTGTAAATCCGCGCCGCTTCGGAAAAAGGGAAGCGGCCGAGCGGGGTGTCCAGAAACCGGGTCCGCCGGGTGTTGTTGGCCTGCTGGCGCGCTGTTTTCCAGGCACAGTTCTCGGGCGAGTACCCCTGTGAATTCTCCACCCGGTCGAGGGATAGCCCTCGCCGGTACGTTCGCCCCATATCCCCCCAAAAAGCATCGAAGGACTCCCGCCAGCGGGAGCAGACTTCTATACCCCGCCCGCCATAGTCTTTCCAGGCGTGGTGAGAATCGAGTAAGCATCTGTTCAGCATAGAGCGCCAAACAGCGTAGGCGGGGTGCGCCGACATTCCGTGCGTCGTATTCTTCTCGCCTATCGTCTGTTTGCGGCGGCAGCCGCATGATGACTTTATCCCCCTGCTTTTCTGCTTCTTGAGTTCCGTCGCCGCCAGGACAACAACCTTCCCGCAATCGCACCGGGCATTCCACAACGATTTGCGCCCATCCGATCCGTGGTAACTCAGCGCCGTCAGGTAGCCGACACGCAGCCCTGTTATATCCTTTGCTCGATGATGCACTTTTCCATCCTCCTTCTGTGAGTGTTAAATGGTCTGGGGTCATCATAACACCGAAAGCAGAAATAACAAGCTGTTTACCCTTGTAAATAACTCCGTTATGCGGGACCCATTCAAACCCATCCCAAACCTCGTCTGTCTCGCGCACCGCTTGTATAGGACACCACCCCCGCTTCGTTAAAACGGGGGTGTCCTCGGCGATGCAGTTCTCAAAGAATTTTCCCCCGTAAGTATTAATCCGCGTCCATTTCCGCGAGTATTGGCTCACGCCCATATAGCTTATCTGCCCGGTGTCGCTCACTTGCGGGGAGGGGTAGCAGAGAAACCGACCGCTCGGAAGCTGGATCTTGAGCCAGGCGCCATCCCTCCGGACGCGCAGGCTGCGCACCAGGAAGGTTTCCCCCGGCTTGTTGATCGCGCTGGTCACCGCGCTCTTGAGTTCGCCCCAGATCGAGGCGATGCCGGGGTGGGCATAGCGCCACAGCCGTTTAAGCGAGTCGCAGGCGAGGAAGGTCTCGCGGGCCAGGCCGAAGGTACTGCGCCTCTGTTTGATCGTCCACTCGTAAAAACCGATAGCCTCATCAACTACGTTCTGGGGGACAGAGGGAAGCACCCCCGCCGCCATATCGTCGAGGTCGATATTATAGGAAGCTGCGCCGGTAATGAACGCGCCCACACCACCCTCATATTGTAGCATAAGCTCTAAAATTTTCCCGATCTGCCGATTTTTTTTAGTAACTTCAGTATGATGCACACGAAAAGCTTTTGAGTAAGCCAACTTGTAAAGATCCGGCCCGGTCCCAGCGTCGTATTCGCGGAAGGCGTCGAGCTTCCACTCTTCCCCGGCCAGCCAAGCCGCTTTCCTACCCTCGATGTTGGCGAGGTCGGCAATGACCAGCTTCTTGCCTGGCCGGGCCACGATGACCCCGCGCATGGCGTTGGCGCAGACGCGCATGGTGTTCTCATAAACCAGATCGACGCAGCCCTCTTTGATCGCCACGATCCCCGCCTCGATGTCGTGCTGCTTCATATCTGGGCGGAAAAGGTTCTGCGGCTGGAAGAGTCGGCCTGACCACCGTCCGGTTCTGGCCGCGCCGTCGAACTGGAGCAGGCCGTGGAGGCAGCCTTCAGACGAGACCCCCCGCTCCACCGCCTTGTACTTCGAGGTGCTGGAGGTGCTGGCCATGAGCCGCACGGCGAGGAGTTCGCGCAGGGCCTCGGGGAGATCGGGGTCGTTGATCCTGCGCTCCAGGGTGTCCTTCTGGAGATTGGGGAGATCGATGCCGTGCTCCATGAGCACATATTCCAGCATCTTATTACGCTTCGTGGTGGAGTCAAGCCAACCCGCCGTTATGTCCTGGGCAGTGTCCTTGAGGACGGCCTGCTCCTTGGCCACGGTCGCGATGGCGGAGTGCACGAGGTCGAGATCGACGCAGACGCCCCGGTCGTTGATTTTCTGATCGAGATGCCAGAGGGCCAGCTCCTCCCCCTTGTAGTTCCAGGTCGGCAACTTGCGGTAAAGCTCGCGCATGGCATGAATATCGTAGGCAGCATACTCGACGAACTCCGCCCACTCGACGGGGTGGGTCTCGCGAGTAGCGCGGCGAAGGACCGAGTTCTTTGGCCTCGGCTTGCAGAAGAGTTGGATGAGGGCCTTGCCGGTGGCCAGCTTGCGCTTATCCTGGTCAACCTTCATCACTTCGCACAGCTTCTCAAGCCCGCCGGGCAGGGAGTGGGCGAGGGCCTGGACCATTGTGTCGTGCCAGAGCTTTCGCTGCTCACCTACCTTCCGGAAGAGGGGCGTGGTGTTGGTGGCCAGCCGCATTACGGTTCTATCAAGCATCGAATTTTGGAAAACAAACTTGTCGGCGAAGACCAGGGCCTCAGCCAGATCAAAAGGGATCTCGGAGCCGTCTGTCAAGTCCCAGACCTCAACCGGGTCATCGTCCACGGCGTAGGAGAAAAGCATTATCTCGCTGGTCTCTGCGTAGCGATACGTCCCGTGTTTGATAGGGGTCTCGCTGTATGTTTCCAGATCGCCGAAGAAGATCATTTTGTCAGGTCCTCGTGGATCATCTCTTCAAGGACTTTCTGGCGGGAGGGCGGCGTCGGCTCTTGCTCCAGCCTGTGTCTGGCCGCAAGCCCCGCCAGCTCTTTCAGGAACGCATCACGGTGGCGGCTGGTGAGGTACTGCGTCCGCCCGTTGGTTTTTATTCTCGTAACGTGTATGCCGGTATTCTGGCACTCCCCGAGATCTTCAATCACGGCCTTTCTCCTTATGGTTGTCGTGCTCTTTGAAGAGGGCGACCGGATGGCTCTTAGCTTTCCCGGTAAAAGAGAATTTCACTCCCCGCCGCGCCCTCTTCAAAGAGCACGCCCGAAGGCGTGCTCTACAATCAACCGGCGAGATCGTCGGTTTCTTCCTCATCAACCCCAAGATCGTCGAAGTCGTCAG